CGCACAGTGAAGGGTGCGAGTTAAACACCTCCCTTTAGAACCTTGAGTAATCAGGAAAGCGGTAGCTAGCGAGTTGCCGCCACCCACATTTTCCTGAGCTTGACAGACTCAAGGATCTGTTCCCTATTAGGGGAGTCTCCTGCACAACCGAGGAGGTTGCGCAGCAGACGCTCTCGATCTCTGATCTTAGTATCGCGGGTATCGCACTGAGCGATTTCCGTTAATACTAATTGACGAGAACGAGCCTTTGACCACCTCGTCAGCCGGTTTAATGGCTGCTGGGGAGGCACAACGACACCCGGATACGCTTCGGGATCGTGAGTATAGGCAACGTCACCGTATGCCCATACAAGGACCTTTTCGAGGTCCTGTGCCGCCTTACTCCAGCCTCTCTCGCGTAATGAATTTACGTAAGAGAGACAGGCAAGGTAAGTCAAATCCTTTCGGGATTGCCGATTAGGGAACCGTCTCACGCGTGTGGGAGTGATATTGACGCCGTAATAGGCATCAATACCACAAGACTCGCGGAAGTACGACTCCACAAAGCTCTTCTTTTCGTTGACACGTAAGCCAACGGAATGAAGTGCCTGCCGAACGGACGCGTACGCTTTGCTGGGGATAATTACATCGTCCCCATAAACAAAAACATCGCTGTACACGTCACCGTCATACTCTCCGATCTCCTTGGCATATTGGAGACCAGCGACTGTTATGGCCCAAACAGTAAGCGCTAATGTTGGGAAACATACACTGCTTCCCATCGGCGCATACTTATTGAGCATAACGCGTTGCCCATCAGGCAACACAGTCGCAGCTGACCTCAGTGCGAGTAGATCAAGAACCACATCCTTAGGAAAGATGCGGCTGACCAATTCGACTGAGACACGATCGGATGCATCCTTGAGATCGAGGGTTGCAAAAGCACGATCACTCGATGATTTGAGTGATAGTTGGCCGTTGCAATCCTGATCATCAAAGGAGACATGACCACAGAGATACGGGTGACGAACCCATTTCTTCATCCACCTGAAGTATGCTTGTTGCATAAACTGCAATTCAAGCGGTTCCTCAGATATCAGACGTGGTCCTCGCGAATCCTTCGGAACGAGTACAACTCGTGCCTCGGGGTAGGGCACTCTGTCGAGGCCCTTATACCATGCGAGTCGATCGAGAAGCTCAGAGCTTCCTCTACATACGAACCAATCGTAGTAGGGGAAACGCTGGTGAAGTGACTCGTAGCGGCGCTTAAAGCGCCACTTTTCTTCGAGGCGCTCACCAGTCGCGACGGCTCCTGGCCCGTGGCGGGGCGTAAGCCCCGTCACCTCCCTGAGGAAAGCGCTTCTTCCAATAACTGAATCAGAAGGAGCGCACACCCCAGCAAGAGCAGAGCGAGCAAGTCCCTGAACGTACTTTGAGAAGGAATTCTCAAGAACGGTCGAGATACTTGCGAGCTCGGTTTCCGTCGAGACAAACCTGTTGAGCGTCTCCGCTTCGACAGAAGTCTCATACGGAAGCTCCAACTTGTAAAGGAGGTGCGACATCTGCCTGTGTGCACCAAGCATACAAGCAGAACGCACGGAACAGGGATCATCCCAGACGGCACGAAGAAGCCAGCCAAGGTGTTCAACCTTGGGGGGAGCTCCGCGTCGTTCGAGGGCGCTTAGGAAATCTGAATGAGATTTCGGCAGCGTCTTCGTAAATAGGCTGAGGTCACCACTGGAGAGAGAAGCATTTGCATGCTTCAAATCCCGGCGGATCTCTACAGCATATTCTGGGAAGTTCGTTCGCAGATCGGCGTACAAGCTAGGGATCCACTTGAGCAGTTGCTCATGCTGCATGGCGTTTTGCCATACCATGTGGCCACGTGTTCCGCATACGTTCAGTAGCTGAAGACGTAGCGCGCTTTCGTAAGCAAAAGCTCATGCGGAAGAGAGGTCTTAGACCTCTCCACGCACGAAGCGCGCCCTGTTCGTTGCGTCGGCCGCCAGAACGTTAGCCACACGAGAGATCATCTCCTCGATGTGGGTTTGCGTAATGGTTGCGTCCTCTGGGACGCGCGCCGTGAGGGTAACACTACCCTCTATAGGCGTGCCGGCGGAATTGATCAGGATCTTCCTGAACGTCGCCGTCCGCACGAAGCGGCGGGATCCTGACGACCCTTCAGTCCGGTGCGAGAACTCGAGTGTGTACGGAGCGGCTGGAGTACTTGTAGTCTCCATCCGATTCGACTTACCCGGGCCCGCGTAGCCGGTCAGAGAGAACGTCAGGGCACCGCCACCCGCAGCGGTAGGCGTTCCGCTCGCGGCGGAAATGTCGGCCGAGAATGCCATTGGTATCCCTTTCTTGGCTAGGAGCCAATAACCCGCGGCTCTTATCTGGGACTATCTTTTCCGGAACTTAAGCCTAAACCATTTGGGAGGAATTTTCCACCCTTTGGTCGGCTTAAGACTCTGAAAAAATGGACTCCACGAACGTGCAGCCCATTTAGTCCACTTGGACTGATCCCAATGAAGACGGGATTCAGCCAAAGCCGCGAGAATTCCCAATTGTTG